ATCAGGACGAGGATATGCGTGTTCTGTTGCGAAATTATCTCTAGCACATGTAAATCTAATAGATGCAGTATTGATTCCAACTGTATCAGTTGCCTTCTTCAAACCACCAGTGGTTGCGCTTTGGAATGTATGTGCATTTACAATAGTAGATACACCAACAAATACAGAGAAAGTGTTTACACCAACGTTGTATATTGATAACCACTTGTTAAGGTATGGATCGGAATATCTTGGATATGCCTTAGTTGCAGTATATCCATCTAGATCACATTTGAATGAAATTGATTCTAAATCAAATTTAACATATTCACCAGCAACGAAACCATGATTTGCAATGGTTGGTTCTAGTACACCAGTACTAGCATTATACGTTGCCGTCGAAATCGTATGAGCTGACTCATTGATGTATGAATGTCCAACACCAACATTCATTACAAATGAACCTGTAGCAGGGTCGTATGTAGATGTCGATATAGAACGTTCCTCTATTGTAGAAACACCAACTCTGACTTCAAAGGTGTTGGTTGTAGCAGAAATAATTCCTAGATTTGTATTATATGCTGGGTCGGTTTTACGAGGATAAGCATGTTCAGTTGCATAGTTATCTTTAGCACATTTGAATGTCAATGCACCTTCTGCTATCTGTATTCTTGTTGATGGTCTCTCTAGACCACCAGTTGTTGCATTGACAAAGACATAAGGGGTGTAGTCTCCACCACCAGTAATAACTGCATCAGTTCCAACACCAGATAATGTATAGGGATAATCACCACCAGAGATAACACCATCAACTGCAACACCTTGGTTAGGTAAGAACACATAAGTGTTAGCTCCAGCAGTAGCTCCCACATTACAAGTAAACATAGTACCAGCAGCACCTACAATCTCTACTGGTTTATCGTAGTATGGGTCACTAGGTCTTGGATAGAAATGATTACTTTGGAATCCATCTTGTTCACATTTGAAAGCAACAGATCCAGCCTTAAACTTAATAGATTCACCAACTTGGAAAGTGTGTAGTCTATCAAGAGAAACAGTCATGATACCTGATGCTGGAGTGTAGTCAGCAAACCTGATATTGTAAGTTACAATAGTTGAGATACCAACGTTGACTGTAATTGTTGTTCCAGCTGCACCTGTGATTGGAACGGCAGTGTTGTAAGTTGGATCTTTTGCTCTTGGATAGTACTTGATTGCAGTATTTTGGTCAGCAGTACATGTAAATCCTAATGAACTATCTCTAAACTTAATACTTTGTCCAACTGTAAGGTCATGAGTTCCAATACTCATTGTCATCACACCTACAGAGGGTGTGTAGTCCGCCCCAGACACCGTGTAATCTAATCTAGTAGTAATACCAGCAAAGACCTCAAAGGTGTCTGTTGTCTTGTTTGAGATGGGTATCCAACTATCACTGATTGGATCTGTAGATCTTGGATAATATTTGGTTGATGTAAATTGGTCTAGTGAACACTTCCAACCTATAGATTCATCTGCAATTTTAACCTGATCACCATTTGAGAAACCATGACTAGGAATAGTCACAGTCATGATACCCACAAGAGGGTTGTAATTAGCGGTTGTTATTGAGTGTTGACTTGGGCCTGACAATCCATGATTATTAACTGTTAGAACTAATGAACCAGTGCTAGGAGTATAGTCGGCACCTGTAGGGGTGGTGGTTCCGCCTCCGACTATACTGATTGAATCAGGTATGGTTTTTGCAGGGACAAAAAGGTGTGCATAATCTCCACCTACCTTGATAGTCTTTTCATTTGAACTTACATAAGTATGTGCATAGGCACCGCCTGCAAAAGTAGATGTTGCAGTAGCACTAACAAATGAATGTACAAAAGGTCCTCCAGTTAGTAATGCACCTTCTTCTGCACGAACAAAACTATGTGCATAATCTCCACCGTATATAATTGCTCCGTTAACTGCCTCCTCAAATCTATGAACATATTGATTCTTGACACGAGATATACCAACATCCATTGCGAGTGCTGTTCCAGCATACCCTGTAATTGGAATAGAGGTGTCGTATGCAGTTGATCTACTTCTTGGATAGTAGTGTTGATATGCACCACCGTCTAAAGCACATGTAAATGCAAGACCAGATAATATAACATCTTTACCTACCTTGTACCCGTGAGGTGCGGCAGTGGTTACAGTTAGAACTCCAGTTACATTATCATATAACGCACTAGAAACTCCTAATGCAGGGTCATAATCACAAGTAAAGGCGATACCAGAAAGTATTACACAATCATCTTCTGTAAGGTTGTGATCTTTTCTTGTAGTAATAGTTGCAATACCAGATGTCTCATCATATTCAACATGGCCAACTTGAACGGCAGGAGCACTTGTAAATGTGACTGCAATACCAGTTACATTAACAAAATCATCAGTCTCTAGTCCGTGGCCACTGTAAGTTGTGAATGAACCAACACCAGCAGACGCAGTATGAATACCAGTTGTGGTCACTGCCATACCGATATTCACAGTAAAGTTCTTTGCACTTAGGATACCAGTGACACCAAAGTATTTCTGTGCATCAGATGGGAATGTAATATTACCAATACCTGTATCAAACTGAATACCAGCCAACTTAACTACATTTGCGGTTGTTAATCCATGAGCAGATGATGAAGTAATAGTTGCAACACCAGATAAAGGTTCGTAATCTACTTCAGATATAGTTTTTACAACCTCATCAGTATAACCATATGCACTGATAGTTGTTATGCCATTTGCAGGGGTCTGATCAATGTATGATATAGTTCTTGGTGCATAGAAACCAGTTCCACCCTCTACAATACTAAAGTTGGTTATGATACCAGCTTCTGCTCTGTTTACAACTCCCCCACCAACAAACTCATGTGCAAAGGATGATATACCAATAAAACATCTAAATGTATTTGCAGTATGACCACTTAGTACATCAAAACCAGTAACGTTTCTACCATCCATGATTGCGGTGTCAACGCCTGCTTGAACCTTTCCCCCGCTAACATAGGTTATAGGTTGCGTACCGACACCACAATCTACAATTACATTATTAGCATCTACAATTTTTACAATAGGATATGCGTCTTCTCTAAAGGTGTATGTGGATATACCCTCTGTTACTTGTATTTCTTTTATTAGTAGATTTCTACTTTGATTTCTTGAAGTTCCAATGTAATGTCCAGTCGCTACTCCAACAGTTGTGATACCAGTTACATAATCATATCCGAATGAGGTAATAGTTCTGGCAACAGAGACAGGAGAGAAGGTAAATCCAGCACCTGTAATTCTAATTCTATCATCCTGTACAAATCCATGAGAGTTGGCAGTAAATGTACAAACACCAGCAATGTGGTTGTAGTCTGCTGTAGAAATTGCGACTGCACTACCAGCTGATGTTCCTAAAACTGCACCAAGACTTGCGCCGTATCCCTGAGAAGATCTTACATCAATTTCTGGTATTGATCTATATCCTTGTCCTTTTCCTTCTAGTTGTATAAATTCAAGACTACCAGTTGTTCCAACACCTACTCTTGCGGCAGCTTTGATTGGTAAGTAATATCCAGCACCTGTTTGTAATCCAACTTTATTAATTCTTCCAGCTCTAGGAACTCCACTTAAGAAGTTAAGTTTATTATCTGTACTATCAATAATCTCAAAGTCTAAACCAGGCGTTTGAACAACATTATTGATTAGTATGAATGGATTATTATTAATGTCTACTCCTCTATTCACACTGTTGTATAGAGCAGTTACGACACCTAAGTTTTCTGATAGATCAAACTGTGTGCCTGCAACACCAGTAAAGTCTAGAGATATATCATCAAGAATTACATTATTATCTTCTGGATCAAATGGATCTAACTTTCTAGAGAATAATCTACCAGCAAAAGAAGAACTAGTTTGTAATCCAATAGGGCCTGCTTTACCATATGGTGCATCTGTAAAAAATATATTATCTTCAACAATATTATAATCACCAGAAAATACAGAGTATCCAGCACCAACTATGTGAGTAGTTGCTATAGATCCAAATGCACCTCTCTCTACAACAACCTGTGAACTAGTAGATGTACTGAATACAGGATAATACCCTGCACCAGTTTTGAATACAATGATTTCTGATATTGTTCCTACGCCACTAACAATAGGATAGAACACACCCTCTGTCAGAGGAGTTGTTGTACCCTCAATAATTATTTTTGGAGGATCTGTTTGTGCATACCCTGCTCCACCAGATAAAACCTCAATATCGGAAACACCATATACTGAGTTAAATGTTGGTCTAAGTAGAGCTCCTTCTCCTGGCGTAACTCTTGTTGACATTTATTCCTCTATATGATGTTAATAGAACTACTGCAATAAACTCTGGTAACTCCAGTGCTATCGCGAACTATACTAAACGTTAGTATATCATCATTGTTTGTGGCAGGCGGAGGATTGCCCCCAACCCATTTTATACCGTTTGCAATTACTGAACCATTTACTTTACAGTTGTCACCATAAGTATATCCAATTCCAGCATTGATGATAAGTGTTGCTGTTGTTGCCTTACTGTTTTGACCACTGACATTTGTAAAGTCCCATGTAGTAACAGATGTTGATAATCCACCCAATACAACAGAACCTTGCGAAACATCTACAGTGATTGTGCCGCCTGCACTTACAGTTAGAGTATCACTAAAGTTTCCTACAACTTTTTCTGTGATGTCAGAGTTAAAGTTCACCTGATCCATCAGGGTACTTGCACCACTTACTTGAATGTCTCCACCAATGTCTAATCTACATTTTGGAGCGGTAGATCCTACACCACAATATGCTTCGTTAGTAACTACGAAAGATTTGTTATCACTTACCGCATCATCTGATACTCGCAATCCATGTGCATTTCCTTTTGCAATTGACCATACAACTGGCTTCTCATCCGAGAACGATGCAACCTCTAACTGAGATGTGGGTAGAGATGTTCCAATGCCGACCATACCATCAGCTTTGATTCGGAACATTGTTGTTGCAGTTCCAACCTCAATAGGACCTTCTGCAATCGCACCAGGCTGTTGAATTGTAACCTTTCCTATATCACCATAAGTCGTTGTTACAACACCAGTTGTGTTGATATCAATATCATCTGCAACACTCTTCGCCATACCAGCAAAACCAGATGTGGATGCAATACCACAATTGGTAGAATATCCAGCAGTGCTAGCGAAAGAAACAAAACTTACAAGGTTTGTACTATCTCCAAAAACATCATATATCTCGTTGAAGTTATTATTAATCTTAATAGTTGCTGCCAATAAAGTATCGCCCGTTCCATCGTTGGGTTGCGTGCCAGTACTAATCCCTTGTTTAGACATTACTTAAAAAACGTTTTCTTTTTATTTATAGTCAATATGGAGGGTTATCATCCATAGTTGCAAATGTTGTACTCATTTTAGTCACAGATGAGTTAACTCTCTTGGTATCGTAGTAAAAATCAGTAGCTACTGTGCTGTTTGCAATAGCAAACTTTGCCTGTGAAAATGTAGAACCACCTATTTTCTTCACTGTAAGAAACTCGTCATCCATTTTGATGATATCGCCCTTACTCAAAGATCCAATACCAGCAGATATTGTTACACCTTGATCTAGTGTACCAACAGCATCAGCCACAGTAACTCCTAGTCTCTTATTCTTGAGAGGAGTTTGAATAATATTATCAATCATAATCAAGGCTTGTTTGTTGGGTTCTGCAACCTTGAGTGTATGGAATCCAGTACCTAAACCAGTAAGTGTGAAAGGAAGTGCAGTTGCTAAACCAGAAATTCTAAATTTAACATCGTCAACTTTTGTTATGAACAAACGGTCAGGCATGATATTTGTTCCTAGTTCCACAGGACTTAGGAAAATGTTATCTGTGGGTGTTGTACCACCAACATATGTACCAGCAATAGAAATAACATTGGTGGAAGCATATCCTGTTCCTCCATTTACAACTCCTACGTCTGTAATATCCAAATTACCATCTCTAGTAATATTGAATCTTGCACCAGATCCCGATCCATTGTTAGTAGAAGGAACATCAGAATACATGGTTGTAATACCAGTTCTGGTTCCTGTTGTTTTGGTAACAGGGAACGTAAGATCGTTTGCTGGAGTTGCACCACCTAAATGCGTTCCAGCGATACTTACATTGTCAGTAACAAAGTATCCAGATCCACCATTAGTTAGAGTAACTGCGGTAGATATACATTGACCAGTAGTTTGATCAAAATCAAACTTAACTTGGAATGTAGCACCACTACCTCTGGTTGATATGCCAGGCACACCACCTTCGACAGTTCCAAATCCATATATTCTAAACACAACGCCTGGAGGATTTTCTGTTACAGCTGTTCCTGTTACAGGGCCTGGAATCTGAACATTGTAACCATTTTCAAACATTGCACTACCACCAACACCAGATGCCTTAGCAGCCATGATAATATCTTTTGTTCCTGTGGTATGTGATGTGGTTGCAATACCGATCTTAGTGCCACCAAAGGTTTGTAAAATAACTTCCTGTCCTGTTTGGAAGTTATGTCTAGGAATATCAAGAAGATTATTTCCAAGATCAACGTTGACAGGAGCTCCAGCACCAGCATTATATACCGCCTTGAATACAGGAGAGTTTTGTACAGATAGTTTGAATTGTTTACTACCAACTAGTGTTCCTGTTCTGTCATGAGCACCATTGAAACCGTCAGCAATATCATCTAGGTTCAAGACTTTGTTGGTCTTATTCATGATAAAGCTCTTGATTGGTCTGCCTTCTGGGAAGAATATCCTTTGTACAGATCCATCTTCTAGTGCATCATCTTCTGTGACCATAGCAAAGTTATCTCTCTTACCCATATACATTTCATTATCAATGTTAATGATCAGATCAACTTTAGTATCTACAGCCTTAACCTTCATGTTGGTAGATTTTGCAACACCAACATTGACTAAACTATGAGTTATTGCATCTTTTCTAGAGTCACTTTCAATAATTAAATCAGAGAACTCTAAGAATCCAGATGGGTGAACAATAGATCTTACAGGTTCTTTCCATGTAGAATATGGCAATTTACTCTTGATAGAGTATGAGAACTTTTGGAAGTAGAAGTTATCTGATATTCTCTGACTGAAATCATTAAGAATACCAACGTTCATATCATTCTTAGAGACTTTATCTCTTGTAGATCCAAGAGTAGTCCTAACGCTAAATTTGTTTACATCTCTTACATTACCTAGCAGTTTAGATATCTGACCAAAGAGTTTATCACCAGGCCTGAGATTTCCGATTGTATCTCTCAATCTAAGTTGACTGATCTTACCATTCCATCCGTTTTCAGAAACAAATCCTTCAAATCTTGAAGATGTTACTTTTTCACCAGATAAGAACTTAGCGTCATCAATAATTGACATACTGAACTTCGCCATGTCATTGTAATTAACAATAGAACCTAAAGTAAAGTCATCATCGTAAGTTCCTAATGTTACAGTAGAAATGCCTGGAGCATTTGCCATACTGTATGTAATAGTGGCGTTTACAGTGTTTATACCTGTAACTGTAAAGAATGAGAAGTCATACCCAGATGAGTTGAAGTTAGATTGTCCCAGTTCTCTAGAAGCTGGTTTGATCCTACAGTTTTCAACGAACACTTGATCACCAATAGCAAATGGTAACTTAGTTTCTGTGGAGGAATATCCTGTCTTAACTGGGATATTAAACTGTGCATCTAAAAGAAGTTCAACTGTGACATCTGTACCACTATGACTGATAGCGTCAATATCATAACCATTAGAGTTATTAGTTGTAATGATACTAAGTGGTTCACTAAATTCAAAAGCATTTTTGATAATATCAACTTTATCTACAGATCCACCAGATATAGTTGCTCTAATCTCTACATTATTATTACCACGAACTGCAAGTGTAGGAGGCTGATTATATCTTGTTCCTCCGTCTACAACATCAATTCTATCCATTCTCGCAATACCACTGATATCAACGATTGCAGGGACAGATAAGAATGGTAGTAGTGTAGGATCAGTGGGATAATCAAATCCATCTTTGATTCTTTCTAAGGTGTCAATTTGACCAATATCAGGTGAAGAGACTTTTACAATACCATCTTTACCCTGTGTGCTTGCAAATCCAATAACTCTAGGTAAGACTGTATATCCTTTGCCTGGGAAGTTAATCTTAGTAGAGTTGATAGGGCCTCTTGCATTTTTAGATGCAGTGCTATATGTGATTGTACTTACACCAACTCTTGAAATAAGTCTCTGGGGTTCAAGTGGTTTTTCTTTTAAGTTGAAAGTAAAGTTTTTGTCATCTGTTCTGATGATCTCATGATCAGTTTTTAAAACAACATTTTTGAATGTAATATTATTTCTACCAGTCACATCAGTGTCGGAAGATCCAAATGTCTTTCTTGAATCAGAAGGAACTACAGCTGTTAAATTATAGAATGTTTTTAAAGGCCAGTCTGTACTTGTTTTGATAGTTATTTTAGCATCAGTTGTTCCAGATACACCATCTCTAACAATGTTAAATTGAGTATCATTAGCACCATTTACGTCAAGTTTTTCTCTGAATTTAAGATCTTCATAGAAGTCAAGTTTCATGTCTTGAAGACTTTGATCAGATACGTCAAATACAACATCATTACCAGTAGTAAATTCTAAAGGAGGATTAATTTTAGCAAGATAACTTAGATTATTAGCAGATGCCTCAGTTGCAGTTGATATTGATACTGGATTAGAGTCATCTACATCAGACTTATACTTACAAAGCTTAATCGCATCAGTATTCTCTCTGAGAACAAAGTATGACTCATTATTAACTAAACCATTGATAGTATTTCCACCATTGTAAAATACTACCTTATCACCACTCTGTAAGGAATCATCTAATAATGTAATCTCGCTCAAGTCTGCTGAAAAAGCAGATATTGCAAATCCTATTTTGTTAGTTGTAATTTTGGCAATAACTGGGTCATATCTTATTTCAACTGTTTCACTAGATTGTGGTAGTGCATCTAAAGTAATTACATCACCAGTAAGTAATCCATGAGCAGAACTAACTCCCACTTCACCAAAGAATCTTTCTACCTTAGATGTTACTTTAGGATAGTTAGTTGTGAATGAATGTGCAAACCCAGAATTAGAAGCTACGTTAAAGAACCATATTGCGTCTCCTGTAGTGGGAATACCAGTGGTAGACAATCCAATGTAATCTGGTTCAAAGTTAATGGCATATACATCACCGTAATTAAGAAGAGTCTGTGTACCAAGACCAGATGTTGCACCAGCAGATACTTTAGCCCAAACAAGAGAGGTTCCACCAATACCCATGTTGTAGGTTAGTTTTTGTCCAGTAAAGAAACTATGATCCTTGATATAGATTCTTTGTTGTGGAACGAATCTATTTTCAACAGTTTGTACCGTACTCAATCCAGTAAGAGGTATTGTATAGTGTGTACCAGTAGATCCAACCCCAACTGTCTGTTGTGGATTGAAATAAGTAGTTCCGTTCTCAAAAGTGTATCTTGTAACAGTTGACTGCCCAATAGGGAATGAGAACTTAGTTGGTTTTAGAATAACGTTGTTTATTCCAGATACATGAGTAAACGCAGCTCCAACAAAGTCCTCCCTGTTTACAAATAGTCTATTGAACTGAGAATCTACAGCTGTGATAGTCAGTGACTCTGTACCTATTCCAATAATATCACCAGAGGAAAATCCTTCAACATCAGTTACAAATATTGATGTATTAACACCTGTAATCGCTTTAGTGTCTAAAAATTGTGAAAGTCCTACTGATCTGTCAATAACACTGACTTTTTTAGGACCATTGAACTCGGTAAAGTCTGAAGTACTAATACCGCTTAATATTAATGTTTCTCCGTCTGTAACTCCATGTGGAGTGCTAGTTATACCTGTGATCTTGTTTTTGTCTTTTGCAAGTTCAGTATCAGTAAATGTAGACACTCCAATCTGTACCGTAGAGATGGGTTTACCTAAGATAGACCCAACTACGATATTCGCCCCGCCACCATCAGTACCAGCGTTATCTAGCTGTAAGACATCATCTACTTTGTAACCATCACCTTTAGAGAAGATAGTTACAGAAGAAATACCAGAACTTTTAGTTTTGCGAACTTCAAATTCCTGTTTTAACGAATCTTCGACATCATCAATCAATTCATAATCAGAATTACCATATGAGAGATAATATGGAGCTACATTCCTCGTAAGATCCCTAGATGCAATGTCTACGTCTTGATTGAAGAAAGTTACGAAGTTTTCTTCAATAGGAGTGTCTTTAAATGATCCACCAAGCAAATATGGGAATTTAGGTTTAGCAACACCACTAGAATCAACATCTACACTATAGAAGTAAGCATATACACCATCTGGATACTGTGGAGTCACACAATAGCGTCCACCATGCACGTCTAAGTCGCCTGAGTTGTCAAAAACGTAATCATTGACGAAATACCCAAAAGCAAAGCCAGGTGGTCTTAAACCCGATCTAAGAGTGGTATCAAGAATGTATCCTGACTGCAATCTTTGTATTGCTCCTCCTGTCGGAGTCTGATAACCATAAGGACCATAAATTGGATTACCATCATAAGCAAATCCAAGTATAGGTGAGTGAAAAGCGTTTGGTGTCTCTAAATTACCAGAATCAATGTTGTCTCCAAGTTGGAATCTAAGTTTTTGTGGAGGGAAGATGCCAATTGTCTGTAATTGGAAAGCAGGGTTCGTACTTGGTTTAGTAAGTAGCGAATCTTCGTCATTGATGATAGCATCGTTCTTCTGAACTTGGTTTATCTTCCATTCTTTTACATTCGCTATGAATTTAGCACTTTTACCTCTGTTTTGGAGATCTAGGGTTGTATCACTTGTACCGTAACCAATACCACCGTCAAGAATACTTACACCAGTGATTTTACCGCCAGAAACAATGGGTTTGATGTCTGCAAAACTACCAGTAGGACTAAAGATGAGAATATCAGAGTCTTCACGGTATCCTTTACCAGAAGCGAGTATTTGAACGTCCACAATCGATCCACCAATGATAATTGGTTTCAAAAGAGCGTTAAAGACTACGGTAGATATACCAACATCAGGTCTTCTATGGAAATCCATGATATTAGTACAACCATATCCAATTCCACCTTCTTCTAGGTAAACACTTTCAATACTTCCCAAAACTTTAGCATCGAGCTCAGGTTTGATGATAGTTGTACTACCAATAGCAGATAAACTTTCTACGTTTACTGATATAGGTGGATATTTGATTGTATGTTTACCATTTCCAAATCCGCTAATTACAACTGTCTTATTTTTGTTATAATTCGTTAAATCTCTTTGTGATGAAACTCCAACATCACATAATTTGAATCTATTGCTATCAATCTCCTTAATAGCGTACTGTGTGGTTGTAGAAAGACCATTTGCAATAGTTCCATCTACAGAATACTCTACAATTTCACCATTTTGGAAATTATGGTTAAATGCAAGTATGTAATCATCAGATGTACTAATACCAGATTGAATATCACCGTCTGTTGGTCTGCCTGGAACTATAACCTTCTTATTTGAGTAACCAGAGCCAGGATTCTTGACATAAATCCTAGTTATCGTATTTTTAGCATTAAGTGAGGTAAACTTATGAAAACCGAAACTTATATTTCCAATATTAACAGTATTGATACCAGCTTTAGCGTCTTCGGGTGTATTATGTAACTTAATTGTATTTTCGTTGACTACACCAGCAAAATAAGTCGATCCATCAATAATATTAACAATAGGGGTATTACCTCTAGAGTCATATACTATAGCTTCACCGTCTTCAAAGTTATGTCTCTCTGGAAAGGTTACACTTTCATCAAATGTATCAACAGCCGTGCCATCTGCCTTGAAGTTTGCAACAATCTTACCTCTGACTAGATTAGATTCAAGTACGGCACCAGTTCCGTTACCACCACTAACAGTAATCTTGGGTTTCTCTTGATATCCGATGCCAGGAGTAACCAATTTAACTTCTCTGAATGATCCAGATACGTTAGCATAAGCAACAGCACCACTACCTTGTGAATCGTTAATGATGAGTGGAGGTCCTGTGATAACATCATAATCTTGGCCTGGATTTGTTACTTTTATCTCAGTGATGTCACCGTGAAAGATCTGTTCATCAAAAACAGTTGGTGGAAATATCTCCACACCATTTGCCATCAATCCTACAGCTCTGTTATTGACATCCCTCTTGTTCGGATCATCAAATAGATTTCTTTGTTTATAGTTAGGATACTTTCTTAGTATTTTTTGGTTTTTGAGTGTTTTGTTTTCCCACCCTGACTTATAGATGTACTGACCAAGGGTTCCTATTCTGGCTGCAATATACTTCTTAGCAAATACATCAGAACCGCTATATGAAAGATAAAACTCAGTTTGGTTGATTACAGTTACAAAGTAAATACCAGTGCTGATACCACTATTGGTTGTATTGTCCCAATAGATCTTATCTCCAGTTACATAGTTGTGATTTAAGGTACTTACTGTAGAAGCGTTAGGGTCGAAGGCGGGGTCAAACGATCTAATGGTATAAGTAAACCCACCGCCGAGTATTGGTGTCCCAAAACCGTCTCTGGCTTCCACTGTGTCAGTTTTTACAAATACCTTATTGTCAGTTGCGAAGATTGGATAGTTTGGAAGACCAGATGATGCAACATAGAAGAATTCTTCATCTTTATCTAAGTAACTGTTTTGAATACCAACAGGAAAAGCATCTACACCATCAAAGTAATCAGAGTTGTGTTTAGCCTTGGTAACAGTCTTAGTAACTACTGTTGGATTCTGTGGAATTGTTGTTTGTGTTTGTACAACAATGGTATTTGCGTAAATCTTAGAAAGATTAGTAGCATCATACTCAATGTCTTTAACTATGATAGTAGATTGATCTCCAAATTGATTCTTGATGATTAGTTCCTCATCAATGTAGAAAATAATCGAATCAAAAAGATTAATTCTGAAAGTATTGACGTTTACCTGATTAATATCAGATATATTGTGACTAGACGGTATGTTGTATACCCAGTTGTTGAATTGAGGTCTATCACCCAAGTCTCTACCAAAAGAAAGAAGCTTAAGACTATCATCAATCTGCATATTGGTAGAATCAGATGTATCTACCTCATCAATTACGTTTACAAGTCTGAATTCTATTAAAGATGTTTGACCAAAACCAGCATAGGCGTATGCAAGTTTATTTTCAAGTATATCTGCACCAAAAACCAAAGAAGTGCTAATACCACTAGTGTTTAAAAACTGGTTTACTGTTTTATCTGTATATGAGATGGTAAGTAGGTTATCACCTGTTCTGGGTCTTACCAATAGTGTTCCACTTTGGCCAAATCCAACTGTAGAGTCAACAACTATACTCGTTGCATCCGCTGCTGTTGCTTCTAGAGCTTTTGTTTTACCAGGCACTTGAAAAGTACCATCAAATGATGTTGAGTCAAGAGACATCTCATAGAAATCAACATTATTAATTGGTCTGTATTCAACATTGTATATTGAAGCACTCACAGTACCGATACCAGCAATATTCTGATATAAGAAGTTACCAATAGACTCTAAAGGTTGTCCTCCAAATAAGTTTTCAAGGAGAACGTGTTTAGTTTGAAAATATACGTTTGCAGAAGGTACGATTGTTTGTTCAATCGGTTTTAGAAGCTCAATATCTTCCCCATAAAGAAGTTTGAAGAGAATCTGATATGAAGAGTCAGTTCCCTTAGACATGTAAAAGTCTTTTGCCCTAGTTAGAACGTTTGTGACAGATGTTCCACTTACAAAGCTTCTATTCTCAAAGCCAGGTAAAAATTCTGTTTTAAATTTGGTAAAAAACTCTCGTAGGAAAAGATTACTTAAGTTAGTTACTGTTGCACCAGTTATATGTTGTTCAGCGCTAGTAGGTTGGAAGTTTAAAAACTCAGCATCATCTTCTTTTGATATTTGATCGATGCCACTGAATCCTCTTGCACAATCAACGAAGGATGTATCAGTTTTACTCTGGTAAGTTATTATTTCATTATTAATCTTTAACAAACCATAGGTATCTGGCCAACCAGTAGTCGAAGCTACCTGTATTGTTTTCTGACCAGCAAAAACATCATCAGTAAGAGTAGTTGATTCAGTTAGAGTCTCTGCATTGAAGGATCCTACCTTTCGATACTCAGGTAGATTGTTAGCTAGGTCAACTGTACCAGACTTATGTTCTAGTGATTCGTAATATTGATTTAAAAAGCTCGCAAAAAGAGGTGATTCCTGATTTACAAATTCTGGAATCTGAGATTCTATGACATGAGAGATTTTTACTCTTTTAATATCTGTCATTTACCTTGTGTAAATTGATTCGCTAGCGTAACTAGATGTTGTGACGTAAGAAGTAGCAGATGTATTCTCACCAGAAGATATAACATCAGGAAGTGCATCAACTGTACTATTTGTAACGTCTAATTGTAAGTACAAGTCTTTAAGTGCAATAACGTCATTGGAATCTGGTATTGCCTCTACTTCAATTAGTCCACTTGCTAAAGTAGACCCTGATATATTTACCACATCCAAATTAATCTCTCCATGAACATAATCTACAGTCCCTGCATCATTCTTAACGATTAGGGGAAGGTTATTCACAAGTTTAAAGAAGACAATTTTACCAAAACTAGTTCCAGCTGTAGGAATGTCACCAAGATATACTGTTCCGTCTATACCAGTAACCGAAAATCCTGTAGAACGTATTCCATATCCATTTGGTTGGTCGTAAAAAGCATTTCCATAACAAAGTTCATAAGTTGCAAAGGTATTGAACTCAGGAGTCAGATCCCTTCTCATTTTTACCTTTGTGATGTTAGAAGTAACACCTCTTGCAGAGGCATCAATCAACCCAACAACTTTAGAGTACTTGAATCTACCACCAAAGTCATTAATGTCAGATGATTTTGAATATGTCGTCAAAGCTTTGGTTACAGATGTAAGTAATTCAGTTGTATCTGAAACTGAGTTACTGTTATAGTAAACAGAAGTATCTACTTCAACATAGAGATACTTAAGGTCAATAATTTCAGGCTTGATACCAGCAATAGAGTATTGTTTGAGTTGCCTAGAGATATCATCCTTTGTAATTTGTGAAAGGAAAGAACCATTCTTCGGTTTTATCGAAATAAACACTTTTCCATACTCAGGTGGATCTAACTCCTCCCCACCGTAGGCGGTCACAGACTCGACGTTAGCATATACGAATGGAATGATACCAGAATAGTCACTTGCCGTTACTGCACGGTATTGTGAGGAGTATATACGAGGTGCAAGGTATTTGACTGAACTAATCTCTTCAATATCATCTCCCATTGAAGCTTTATTCTTAGTTTGGATTACTGAAATACCTGATGTAACTGATAATGATTGATCGTCTTCTAAAATACCAACAAATGAGAAATTTTTAGCATCATTTCCAGCTCTTCCATTTGAAACAATGTAACTTACATTCACAATCGCTCCAGAAGGCGGTTTTTTACCTAAAATTCCATCTCCAAATAAAATTTCATAGTGTTCATCTTCAATTTCTTGAATCAAGAACAATTTAGACTCAGCATCTACTCTTAAAATGTTATCATATAGCGTATAGATCTCAGATGTAGTGGAAGTAACGGTTACACGGATAGAAGTTGTGTCAATATTTGCATTTGGAAGAATAAATCTTTGGTTTGGTTGAGAATAATCAATCTGAAAACTTTTTTGAAGGTAAATTCCTTCGTAAATGTTCAAATTATTGAAAGTAGCAACATTATTGTCACCAGTTGTAGCAACAAAGTCGTCTGGAATGGAAAAAATGTAAGATCCACCGACTTGATTACCCAATGCAACCTGTCCAGCCTTCAAAGTTACGATTCTTGTGTCGTTAGTTCCCAAGTCAACACTAAAATTGATAGTGGCCATTGCAGATCTGGCAGATCTTGGTACATAACCTATGTTTCTAGCAAGTGAAACTACGTTTTCACGCAAAGTCGCACTGTCGAGGAAACATTCGTTAACTGCCATGTTAGTATTGTAAGCAGTTATGTAAGTATTGTAAGCTAAAAGATCAATCAAGGTCGAAAAGTTCGATCCCTCGAAGTCAAAATCAGCAAAATCACTGTTTACTCGAAGGTAATCTTTAATTTGTTGCCTTAGATCAGCGAAATCTAAGTTTGTAAACTGGTTAAAAGACATTATATTCTAGTTGATTGGAGGATGAAGTCTATATTTTGTCGTGGAGCCGTGATTCCAACTATATCGTATGCGATTTCTATAATTAAAGAGTTACTATCCAGTGGATATACTACTTTTACAGCAGTACCAGCAACTCTAGGTTCAAAGTTATCTAATAAAAGAACAATATCATCCTCTAATTCCATAGCTGCGTCACTTCCAGCTATCTCAAACATCTGATCTTCGATCCTACTACCCAAAAGTGGGTTATAAAATCTCTCTCCGATCTTTGTTCTTACCAAATTCATTACAGAACGCTTTATTGCATCCTCATCTACGAGAATAGCCACGTCTGATGTGACAGGATGCCTTGAAAAAGAGAGGCTAATGTCTCTAAATCCTTTGCTAGTTTTTCTACTCTGGTCAACACTGGCCATTTTTAGCAGTTCCTAAATTTATCTAGCTCTTGTTCTATCAATTCTTGCTGTCTCTTTTTATCATTAGCGTCATCGCCAACAACTTCACGCAGAATTGTATCATCATCCTCTGGTTTTTCTATAAAACCATCGTCAGAAACGCTGAATTGTGTATTCTTTAGCTTCATTATGGGCATGTATACTAATTCAAATCTATTTAGACACAAAAAAAGACCCTTTTGAGGGCCTTTGTAATTAATTCTCGTGTATTTTAACCAGCAGCGAGTGGTGATTGTGAGTCATTTGTGTTTGCAGCAGCTTTTTTGCGTGCTTGAGCACTCACATCATACTGTCCTTTCACACTTCCGCTAGCAAATCCCTGACTTTCGACGTTATGGGGAGCTAATTTTGGATCTGAGTCTGCCATCTTTTAACCGTTTTCTTTTTATTTATCAATCTGAGCTCGTAATCGGTCTGGAGAGATGCCTTCTTCAAGGTAAAACTCCAATCTAGTTTGTGCTTGATCCTTAGTAAGACCTACATCTAGCTTAGGATTGTTCACACACCAACCAGAAGTTCCTAATTCTACTACTTTGTACTTAGTTTGATCCATTGGTTGCGGTGTTGTCATTAGATAATCCTCGTTTTTTCATGTCCAACACGAATTTTAGGATCACACCAGATCTCCATACCCGCTTCTTTTGCATCTAAACAGAAAGATACGTCTTCTCCACACATATCTTGGACTTCTCCTGAGTCAAAGACTTGCATTTTAGGAGCAAACCAAGGATACTTCATCTCTTTATGCTCAAATACACCATGTTTGACGAGTAACCAACCAAATCCAGTGTAGTCAACAGTGAAAGGCTTGCGTCTACGAGAGATAGATTCGATAGTTTCGTGATTCATCACTCCACCATTCTTTGCAAAGTCCTCTTCTTCTAACCAATGTGCAACAGATGTTGTCTTTCCGTCTTCTGTACAGTACCAACCAGCTGCAATATCCTTTTGCATCCATACTAAACGATAGAACTTCTCTGTATCGAATACGATATCGGAGTCTATCCATAGTTGGTAGTCATATTTTAGTTTACCATCCCAAGGAATTTGATCTGGGCCTCTTAATACGTTTGCACCAAGGCACTTGCATCTTGCAAAGTTAACCATTGATGAGTAATCTTGTGAGATTTGGATACTCGATCCATTCTGTACAAGG